CGTAGATAATGTCATGACTCCGGCAAGAACTACTGTCATCATTTTCTTTTTCATGTTTCGTTCCCTCCTGTTTTCTTTATTAACATTTTGATACGATTATACTACATGTTCTGACAAAAGCCAATACTATTTTAATTTTTCTTATATCACCAATTAACAATTTCATCTGGTGAATACTCTGCATTTTCAGTGCGCAAAGCAAACCACTCTATTCTCACTGTAAGCGACAATGTACTTCCCCCAATATTTTCAAACGTAGCAGACACTTCATTTGTTTTAGGGTTCGCATTGAACTGTGTGATATGACAGAGTTGACTATGATTCGTCGTAATCCGGCGAATCCCCGCCAATCTATAACCATTCGGTAGCAATACTTTTTTTATCACGGTAACAGTACCGCTTTTATTTACGCTACCACTCCCCTGAACTGCGCCGTTGACCATAAGATTACCCGAATGAGTAATTTCGTTGCCGTTAATAGCTGCGTATGCACCTGCTGGAGTGCTCAAAGAAATTCCATCCTGTCTGACCATCACCGAACAGGAAGACCCATTTTCTTCGTACACCTGCATCGCCACTACAGGATTTGCCGAATCGGCATTACATACCATTTCATATTTACATGAATTGATATTGCTCCGCATACCTACAGCGTTTTTCCCATACATGACCAAAGTGCCATTCTCCACTTTAATGTTTCCGTTACCATTGCATAATGAAATTTCAGAAGAATCATCACTACCCAATTTAATAGTGCTGCCTGAAAAAGAAGCGACAATATTTCCGTTTTCATCAACGATATAATATGTTCCAGCACCTATCAAAGAATACGTACCAATCGCCTCGCCATCATCATCAAGCTTTCCGACAATCAAACCGTCTTCTACAAGCTTCATATAGCTACTGGCAGTTCTGGCGGATGCTGGAGACGTTGCGTTTCCGATAATCGTCGCGGCATGGTTTTTAATCATAACCATCACCCGGTCTCCGGCACGAGCGTCCATCGTCATTGACACTGGAGTCAGGCTGTCTGTTCCATCAAGCTTCACGTAACATTTCCCATCGCTGATGTTTACCGTTCCATACGCTGTTGTTTCTTTCGTCGAAGTTCCACGGTCATTCGTAATACTTGCGAATTGTTTCAACAGTTCTCCTGGCAATTCCATTGCATCACCCCCACAATTTAGTTGTAAAAACGGCTGTTTCCGTAACAGGACAACCGGATTCACATTTGATGGACTGCCGGATAACTCTTGCTTTAATATTCGTTAATCCGGCACGTACATAGTTAAGCCTTACACAGTCTCCAACCCGAACCGGACAATAGCCATGTGTATAGGATAATGTATACTCCAAAGATGATAAATTCCGTAAAACCTGTTCGGCATACTCATCTATCTGTTCTTGTGTTGGTTCTCCGGGAAGTTCTGGGTTGGAAACGCGATGCATAATCTCACGCCCTCGTTTTACTGTAGATATCGGACTATTTGGGTCGTCATTGACTACTCTGGAGTAATAATATCCAGCATCCGTCGAATATAAAACCTCTACGACATTTGGAATACCGTAGAGGTCGCGATTAACTGTAACTTCAGGATATAAAATCGAACTGTTACTGTCATCATATGTCCACACTGGCTGCAACGATGCGGTGTCCTGTTTCGGTGCGAAAAGAACCCGCCCTTTTTCATCCAAGTCAAACTGAAATTTTGCGTAAGCGATTAAATCAGTCAAAAATACAAGCCAATCTCCATCCAAATCAGATACGAAATCTTCAAAGAGTTTAATATCACTGCTGCCTGCCACTACAGGCGCTCTCATATTCTCGCGGCACAATCTTGATGCAACGTTCATGACGTTTTCATCCTTTGATACAGCATAACCAATCGGCGGCAGCTTTTCTTTTAACTCAAGCAACGGTGTATAAGCATCCAGGGAAATATTCTGGGTTTTACCATCAAAGGCTACAGAGGGCGTCTGAATCAAAAATGTTCCCAGCGCATATTTTTCTCGCCTTCCATTTTGAATGACGATTAAATACACCCTGATGTAACATTCTCCTATAGAATCTGTACAATCAAGCGTTGCAGAACCAAGCGTGCCCTCTTCCATATCACGGTTAATCGTACATGCTTTGATGTTATCGAGCAATCTTTTATCCCCCCATGTATCAGGGTCTACCTCATAATATTCAAACGTTTGCTGCATGGATGAATGCCAGTCTGCCATGCTATACACCTCCCTCTACTCTTGTGATATCCAGTGTGACAGGGATTGTCACCGCGCAATGCTTCTGACTGAAAGACACCTTAACATGCGCCCAATAGCCAGTGCCCGAAGGTTCTCGTACGTACACATCCCCCATCCATACCGCTAAACGGCGAAGCGCGTATAATGTTTCCTCATCATCGCTCGGTATCTCAACATTCCACGTCGACGTTTCCCCAAGCTGCGTTCCGTAATAGCTGACCGGATGGCTGCGTCCAATATATTCGACAAGCGAAACGTCTACGCCGTGACTATCCGACACATCAATGTTATAAGGCAGCTTCAGTAAAGAACCAGACCATATCGGAATTTCTGCTTCATCTTCATTCGCGGCATCGAAATTCGTCCACTCTTCTGCCCATTGCAAAATAGCGGCTATCCCTCCGACCGGATATCCCGGCGGATCATAATAGCTAATGCTTCCTGTAAATCTGGACACGGCTACAATTCTATATCGGGCATAGTCAAGAGCCGGATGGGGATCTGTAATGAATGTTTCATGCATATTATCAATCCCCACTGCCAACTCTGTAAACTTTCCATCGAACTCTCTTCTGTAGACCGACAACAGTACGCCATTAATAAGATTACCTTCATCATCTTCACAGTATGGTCTAATATATGCTGTGAATGTATCATCAACAATAATCTCTGCATCCGGTTCATACTGCTCGTCGGTCCATTCTACTGTAAATTCTGAAAACGCCTCTGCCGTCAAGCCCGAATTCATAGATACGATACAATGAACTGTATATGTTACACCATTCTCCAAGTTCAGTTCACTTGCTGTAAGCGGCACGAATAATTGATGTTCGGAGACATCGTAGTGTTTGGAAAATATCATTTCTCCTGCATTCACCCAAATCGTCTTTCCAACCGAATCAGCCGTCTGGTATGCTTCATTTGACGAAACTGTCAGATAATATCCTATCGGCGTCTGGCTATGCGGTCCGGCAGTAGCCAATACATAAAGCGGTAAAGACGTCAGCGTGCCTATCGGATCACCCAAATCCCCATATGCCGTAAAAATATCATCCTTCTCAAAATTAAACGTATCCCAATGCCATCGGCATGTTCCGCTAAGAAGCAACGATACTACCGGAGGCGCATAAACATCTATCGTTCTCTGAATAGACCAGTCTCCATATTCATTGACTACCCCTTTTGTTCGCACACGCCATTGAATGACGGCTCCTTCAGTATAACCAGATGTCGTAAGAGTATATGAACTGGTTTTATCCTTCTCATCCGCATTCGTGCTGTTTTGCACAGTTATAACTCTCTGTACGCCATCGACAGTAAGTTCGAGTTCGGCATACGTCTGGCTTGAGCCATCTTCCGAGTTATGAACCCAGTATAAAATCACATTTTCGCCAACACTGGCCGTCGTAGTCGTAGACCATGTGGTAGGCGCGGCTGGCGCTTTTCCTAAAATCGTAGAAGCAATAGCACTCCAGCCCGACTCACCTTGTCCATTCACCGCCTGCACACGGAAAAAATACTCTTTTCCTGATTCTAGCCCCGTTATTTCCGCACGAGCGAAATGAGCTTCTATAGTCGTCGACTGAACTTCGCTGGAAACATCAAACCAGTCTTTGTTTGTTGTATACTCAACGGTATAGCTTTCCGCGTTATTAACCTTCGACCATTCTACTCGAGCTGATGTTTGCGATGAAGCCGCGCAAATTGTAATTTGTGGAACACCCTCTGGGATCGTAGCAACATTTTGCGAGTACTCCGACCATTCTCCATACTCAAAGTCGCCAATGTAAATATCCGTAGTGTTTTCACTAAAAATATTTCCAGGCGTAGTCATAGCCTCTGAAAAATCCCCTTTCAAGCCACGACACCGAACTTTATATCCGTGCCCCACTTCAACATTACATGTTAGCTCTACATGATTTTTCTTTTTAGGAACTCTCCATTTTCCAATCGCCTTACTGTGGTCTTGTACAATTTGGAATTCGATTCCATCAGTCTCTTTATCGTAAGTATCCACGCTTGCTGTAAGAGTATACTGTTTAATAGAAACATCCGGAACCGATGGTTTCTCTGGCGAAACATCCTTTGTAAGCGTATAAACTTTTGCTACTGACCAATCGGAGGGCCAATGAGAAACTTCTGCTTCTTTGCCATTTACTTTTTTCTTATACTTCTTAGAAATTGGTTTGATTTTAATTTTAACTTTTGTCGCATTATCTGGAGGGCTGTATATGCTCTGCTTCTCCTTAGCAGTGCTCTCATTTCCTATAAACCATATCCTATTGGCTGTATAGTAATACCATTTAACCTCATAATTTTCTGTATGATCTACTGTCCATTTCCAAACAGCATAAATAGTTCTTTCCGTGCCAGCCTGAATATTGAGAGTAATATTTTCTTTTGGTATTATTTTTTTCTTAGCCATTTTACACCCTCCTCGCAACTTTTGCCGCCCGTATAAGCGATTTCACAGCGCCAGCCACATTACTGCCATCGTCATAAGTAACTCCGTTGACTACGTACGTATTTCCCGACATCTTCTTAACCTGATTGCGAAGCCCGTCAATAGCCGAAACGACATCGTCATTATTTCCATTTTGATTCCGGTTCATCATGAAGCTGATAGCGTTGATATTAGACATTGCTCCCCATGAAGGCTGTGTATCAAACATTCGGTTGAGAGTTCCTCTGCCAGCTTCTACAGCACTCAAATCAAGTACTGGCCGAATTGTCGGCTGAACATCCATACCACTATTGATAACATCCGCAACTTTAGAAATCCCTTTGCTCAAACCGTTGCTTGCTGATTTAGCCATACCTTCGCCTGCTTTATAAGACCTCGAAACATAATCTCCTAGAGCGTTAATAAAGCCCTGTCCAGCATAACCGCCAATTCTATAAAACACTTTTGAAGGCGAATGCGACTCAATTCCTTTCTTTCCCCCCTCTGCGGCACCTTCCGTCATTGATTTCGCCGCTTTGGTCGCTTTATGTTTGTTATCATCAATACCCTTAACAAACCCGTCTACCAAATCAGAGCCAATCCGTTCAAATTCACTATATTTGTCCTCCATAGCCTCAATTACTTCCGAAATCAGATTCGTCATTTTGCTGACGCATTCTGGCTGTTTTATGGCTATTCCGAGCGACACATGCCCCATCATCTTGGAAATTGCAGTTTTAACTTTAAGTGAACAGTCTTCAAAAGCAGCAACAAACTTATCGACACCAGCTTCTCCGAGTTTATTCAATGCCTGGGCAAATGCGCCTGAACCAGTTGTGTCGATACCATCCATATTTTTAATCATTGCGACTAAACCATTTGTAGATGCTACAGAAGCATCGATAGCGCCTACTTTAAGTTCAGACACATCGTTCGCATATGTATTCAGTGCATTCCCAAACTTTTCAAGTCCGTCAGCAAAGTCCCCCCAATCATTACTGCCCGTAAAAAAATCAAAAAATCCGTCCTCCTCTGGTATAGTCTCTTTAAGTTCGGCTAGACTTTTTCCGGCTACTACTGACTTTGATATCGCTTCTGTATTCAATCCGTCTACAATATTCCCATATCTCTTCAAAGCTATTCCAAACCCTACAAGACCTTCGCTAAACGACGACCAATCGTTATCTCCCGCAAAAAACGCTATAGCTCCTCCGCTATTCGGAATTGCTTTTTTTAAATTCGTTAAACATGTTCCCGCTACTACTGATATGGCTATCGCACCTACATTCAGTCCGTCTACAGTATCTCCATATTTCTTTAATGCCTCTCCGAATCCTACAAGACCTTCGCTAAATGACGAAAAAGACGATTCGCCTGTTATCCATGACGTTATTGCATCCAGCAATTCCGCGCCAGTAATCATCAAAAGCATTTCCGCAAGATTTTTTGCTGCTTCCAGGGTCGAGACGTCCAGCATTTTGAGTCCCATAAAAAACGGCGTCGCCTGCATCATGAACATCGACAGATTCGCACCGATGTCCGGCAAACCAGATGTTAAGCCTGCACCAAACCCTCCTATAACGTTTCCAAAGAAGGACCCCAAAGCATAAGCTATTTTTTCCAGTATAGGAATTCCAGCATCCAGCCATTCCTCAACCTTCGGCACCTCCGTTACCAGAGCGCCAATAGCAGTCAGAAGTCCGCCGACCGCCCCTATTAAAGTCACTAATGCGCCAACTCCTACAAATGCCGCCGAACCTGTCATTCCGGCTACGCTGAGAATCACACATGCGCCTGACAGAGCCAATAACAATACCGATAACGAAATAGCAGTATTCAGAGTTTCCGCAATGGGCAAATCAGCGAGCAAATATAAAATTCCTCCCAATGCGCCTACAACCAATGTCATAATTCCAACAGTTATAAGCGTACTGGCATTCACCTTCCCCACTTTACCCAAAATCACACATGCACTAGATAAAGCCAGTAACAGTATAGATAACGATCCTGCCGTGCTAAGTGTGGATGCAACCGGCAACCCAGCAAGCAACCATAAGATTCCTCCCAATGCGCCTACAACTACCGTCATAACTCCAACGGTTGCAAGTGCGCTCGCGTTTACTTTCCCAGCCTTCCCCAAGACTACGCAGGCGCTTGATAATGCCAGTAATAAAGCCGACAACGCTCCTGCCGTAGCAAGTGTGGATTCGACGGGCAAACCTGCAAGTAAATATAAAACACCGCCTAATGCTCCCACGACCACGGTCATGATTCCAACCGCTACGAATGCTGTTTTATTCACATTTCCGACTTTGCCTAAAATAACGCACGCGCCTGATAAAACCAGCAGCAACGCTGATAGCGCTCCCGCCGTGGCAAGAGTAGAACCGATAGGCAGTCCGGCAAGTAAATATAAGATTCCTCCTAACGCTCCTACAATTACCGTCATAACCCCAATCGCTATAAAAGCATTTTTACTTACTTTTCCGGCTTTACCCAAAATAACACATGCGCCTGATAGCGCCAATAACAGTACAGACAATGCTCCTGCTGTAGCAAGTGTAGAACCAACCGGCAAGCCTGAGAGTAACCATAAGATTCCCCCCAGCGCTCCCACAACCAAAGTTAAAACAAGAATGGGTTTTATTGCTTTTTTATCTGCGTGACTCGTAGATCTGGTCATCACTGCAAACATGCCCATTACCGCTGATAAAGCAGCCGCTGCTGTCGCTAAATTCTTCGGTTCAATCATAGAAAGCGCGCCCAGCGCAATCGCTAAAATTCCTATCGTAGTGGCGATGAGAATCAATGTGCTCTTACACTCTTTCACATTTTTGGTAGATGCTATCACAGCCGCGAATCCCACCATCAAAGCATCAATAGCCGCGACTCCTATCCCAACTCCGGCGGGGTCAAGCATACTAAGAAGAGCTATTGCCACGGATAAAATCAGTATTGCTCCTGACATCATCAATAACATAGGTCCAACTTTATTTGCATCTTTACCTGCCAGTCGTGATGCCGCAATCATTCCGGCAAACGCCAACATCAAGGCGTCGATTGCTATGATCGCCGTCTTAACGCCTCCAGGCTTCAACTTGCTGATAAGCGCTATTGCCACGGATAACACAAGAATTCCTTCGCACATCTTCTTTATCATCCTACCAGCTTTGTCAGCGTGCTGTCCAGAAAACTTTGACACTCCAACTAACAAAGCAAATACTACCAGCATAGAATCGATGGCTATAACGGCCATCTTAACTCCGCCAGGTTTCAGCTTGCTGATAAGTTCAATCGCTAAAGACAGCTTGCGAATTCCTCTACACATACTTTCTACCATCTGGCCTGCCTTGTCAGCGTGCTCTCCTGAGAGTTTCGATATTCCTATCATAATTGCAAACACTACCAACATAGAGTCGATAGCTACAATAGCCATCAACACTCCCTCAGGCTTCAGTTTGCTGATAAGCGCAATCGCTAAAGACAACTTGCGAATACCTTTGCACATGCTTTCTATCATAACTCCGGCTTTATCGGCATGTTCTCCTGAAAATTTCGATACCCATACCAAAAGCGCAAATACTATCAGCATAGAGTCAATAGCCACAATAGCCATTAACACCCCTTCGGGCTTCAGCGTACTTACAAGAGCGATCGCTAATGCCAATTTACGAATACCTTTGCACATGCTTTCTATCATAGCTCCGGCTTTATCCGTATTTTCCCCAGCAAGTTCAGATACTTTTATCATTGCCGCAAACACGAGCATCATAGAAGATATCGCAACAACAGCGGTTATAACTCCTCCAGTGTCCAGCTTACTTATAATGGCGATGGCAAGCGAAAGAGTACGTATACTTTTACACATAGTGTTAATCATCTTGCCTATACTGTCAAGCTTCTTCTCCAGCGGGTTCTCTGAATCCCCCGCAGAATTCCCTACAGAATCCATCATTTTGAAAAAGCCTATTAAGCCGCCGCCCAACACTCCTAAAGCTATTACCGCCGACCACATTTTTGCCGGGTCAAGCGCGGCTAAAAGTGCAACAGAACCCGCCAATACTTCGATAGCCTTTGCTATTTTATAAATAGCATCCGCTTTTATCTCTTTGGCATAAGCATTCAGGACATTTTTCACACCGCCGAGAACTCCTTGAAACCCTCCAAGGATTCCGCCAAATGAGTCTGTTGCTTTCTTCATCGTTTTAGATATTTTCAGAACTGCCGCTATCAAACCGCCGCCAATCGCTATGGTAAGAATGTTCCCGATACCAATATTGCTGAACTTATCTTTAAGAAATTCTACAATACCGACAACCTTATCCTTAAATGATTCGAGCGCTCTTCCAACTCCTCCAAGTCCGCCTTGTACGTCGTCTTTCAACTGACCAGTAGCGCTTATTAATCCCGAGAATGGATTACTTACACCAGAAAAATCTCCAAAGAGACTTTCTTTAAATTGCCGAAAGGCATTCTTTATTCCGTCAAACGATAAAGAATCCATCGACCTTATATTTCCTATAAAATCGCCGATTCGCTTTATCACTTCTGATAAATAGCCAGGTAGATTTTTGAAAGCATTTGCAAATGCATCCCGGAATCTGGTAATGTTCTGTTGAACCTGTGGAAGCGCCATAAACGCTTTCACCCAATCACGGATAGTTAAAATAACATTCTTCAGCACAGAAGCTACTTTATCAATCGCTTTTGCGAAAAAGCTGTTTTCAAACAGCCAATCACGAAACGCGACTATCGCATCTCCAACCGAAGCCGTGACGCTCAAGATATCTACATCCATCATACCAAGAAGTTTACTGAGAATTTTAAACCCAATCCCCAACGCCCCTCCTACGATAGTCCGTATAATATCAAGCGCCGCAAACAATCCTTTAAACGTCCTTTTGAGCTTATCCGCACATTCATCGCTCACTATTAAATGTTCAGAAAATGCATGAACCGCTTCTATGACGCTGCGGAACATATTCGATTCCGTCTTTGGGAAAATTTCACGATAAGCGTCCTTAACTGCTCCCAGTACCCTAACCAAACCGCCGAATGCATTCTTAACCGAAGAAATCAGCAGTTCCTGTCCTGTAGGTTTGCTCATCTTTTCTATAAGCTCATTTAATGGAGTTCCCGTCTCTTCGGCGCTTTTTGCCAGTTCCCTTAAAGCCTTTATTTCTTCTTCGGTATAACCTTTTGCTTTCATCTCGGCATCAGACAGTTTATTCAAATCGAACTCTGTCCCCAGAAGCATATGGTTTACCATACTCTGAATCGTTTCGTAATCGTGACCAGCTTCTGCTAGAGACTTTCGTCTCTCTTCACCGTTCCCCCAGTTTCCCCTGATTACATCCTTTGCCAACTCCTCTATCTCTGTGAGATTTCCCTGCAAGGTGTCTGCGGACTTTGCTACTTCTTTATTCGAAGTATCCAGCGCGTCGTTTAAAATATCCAAAGAAAGCCATCCATTTTTCAAAGTTTTTCTGAAAGAGCCTTCTTTTTCAATCATTTCATCGATAGCAACCCCGTGAGAACGTGCTGAATCAATAATAGCTTTTCGGAATGTTTTTCCAGCCGCGCCCTCTTCAACGAGTTTCTTCCAATCCGACAATCCCAGTGTTTTGGAATTTGGTGAAAAATTAATACCCTCAAGCTTTTTCACTACGGAATCACTAACCGTCTTCATAACGTTAGAAATATCCGTAATAAGCGGTCCGAGAACTTTATGGACGCCGTCTATAACTGGTATTAAAGCATTAAAAATATTACGCAGGTTTTCGAATGCCGGGGTCGCGATATCTGCCCCAATACGTGATAATGCTGCTTTAACATTTGACAGCGCACCTGTAAAAGTCTTATTTGCATCTTTCGCATGTTCTCCGAAAGCTTCATCCATAGCCTTGTAAAACATCTCAAAGCTGACTTCTCCATCGCTTACCATCTTTCTTATTTCGGCTTCCGTTTTATTCAAAGCCTTTCCAAGAGTGGCCGCCGCATTAATACCCCTGCCAGATAGCTGGAGCAACTGTTCTCCCATCAAACGACCGTTACCCGCTACCGAAGTAAAGATGTTTCCTATATCTTCATAAGAACTGCTGGTCATAGCGGCAACACCGGAAATAGCCCGCAAAGCGCTTGTCATCTCATCCCCAGCCTCTAAACCGGATGCTCCAAACTGAGATGCAACTTTTGCCGCCGCATCCAAACCATACGCCGTTCCTTTTACAGCCGCGCTTGCGCTTTCCATAGCCTTCTCGATATCCATTCCGAGACCTTCAAACTGAAACTTCGCCTGCTCAATATTCAAAGCACGGTTCTTGCCTCCCTGAACAAGCGGTCCGGTTATGGATGATGATATCCTCTTCCCTGCATTAATTGCCGAATTCGTAATATTCGATAGCGCCGTCGCTACTACAACCTGTAGCCCTGAGAATTTAACGCGTACTGCTTCCACGGCATTGCTAATCCCTGATAAATTGACATTCTTAGCCGCAGCATTTACATCCTCCAAACCTTTTGAGGCACCAGAAAAGTTTAATTTCTCTTTGAGTTTTTCAAGCGTTGACATGCTGGTCTGAACGTTTTTCTCAAACTGCGCATTATCAAACCGCATCTCAACAACTCTCTCGTCAACAGTCGTACTCATAACTTGGTAACCTCCTTCCACGCTGCATCCGCTATTTTGTCAAAAATAGGCTGGATAGCAGGATTGATATAATCTCTTCCCTGTACCCAGCCGCCAGTTCCGGTTCCATGCCCATATTGCAGGATAACCGCAATCGAAACTCCATTTTGAATGTTTGAATTACAAAACCTTATTGCCGCCGAACCCTTTTTGTTTTCTATCTCGTAATACCACGAGCTGGCAGTCTCACCGGACTCGACTGGTGTTGCAGACGCGAGGGCGTTCACGCCTTCCCTTCCGTATTTGTCCAAAACTCCCAGCCGGACAGCCTCTCTTGCTCTTTCCAGGAATCGTGTCAGCTTTGAAAAATCGCCCTTCTGTCTGAAACTTATCATATGACCACCTCTTACTTATGCCCGCGCAATATAGTCTCCATGTACAAATCCGAACACCTTTCCTGCAATTCGGACAAAATACCACACAACGCCATTCGAATCTTTAACTGAGTCACAAACATCAACCAGGTTCCCCTTATTAAGCTGCGGCCAGCTTTTAATATTCGGATACTCTTTTCCCGCCCATATACGAACATTGAGGCTGCTTGCTGTGACTTTTCCAACCCATTTGGGGGTACGGCTCGGCGCGTTTGAACTGCTTTCTTCCTTCTTTGGTTTCTCTTCCTGAGGTTTTTCTTTCTGCGGTTTATTTTCATATACGGTTGCTTTTGACGCATAATCCGGAATGCCAAAACCCCGAATATATCTCGCGTTAATTGCTATTTTCCGCCGTCCCACAACGCCGCCGTTCATGTTTCCTTCAACCACAGTCATAACGCCGCCCAAAACTTCTTCTATCATTCCCACGTGGTCTGCAACTCCGATACAATCCCCTTTTCCGTTGTCATCCCAATCGTAGAAAATAATATCAGCGATATCCGGTACATAATCGTCGTTCTCTTTCCAACGCCCTAATTTCTGAAACAGCTTAATCATTTCTTCGCATCCGCATTCCCTTGGGATAATATCTGCCAATCCCGCCTTAATGCCTGCTGCTGAAATTGTAGTCGCACAATAAGCATCCTTGTAACTTACCTGATATCCCCTCGCAAGAGGTTTGCAGTTATTGTACGTATCGATAATAACCTTATGAGTCCCGGACGCCCTGGACAGTCCTACCCAGCCCTGCATGACGCCAAGAACCCTCTGTCTTACCTGTTTTTCTGTAACTTTCACGGTTCTCTTTGCGTATTTATCATAGTAAACTTGCCCCAAGCCCGCACGATACGTTTTTGTTTCTTCTGTGGTACCTGCCGGACATTCGAACTTCGTCAACACCACATCCGAAGCCTCACGGACTGTTTTTGCTGATTTGAGAACCTTCAGTACCGCCTGGTATGTCATGTTAATTTCAGACCACAGCCAATCAAGCTGTACTTCTAAATCAGCAATGGAGACTTCTCTTTTCTTTGCTAAATCGTACAGTCCAGCTTTCCTTCCAGGGCTTGTCCACTGCGCCAATCCATAACCATACTGTTTTCCGGGGAGCGGATTCAAAAATTCCTTTCGGCTAATTTTGCCGGAATCCACTGCCGCAGTATACGTCTCATCCGTGTACTTCCCCTGAAGACGTTTCTCACATAAATCTTCCAGATTATTCGGTCTCAAACCGGATTCCGCTTTCAGGTTCCCCATCAAACCAGCAACCCCGAAAGAATTCCCAATCTTATTCGACAAATAGTTCCATATCTTTTCTTCCACGTTTTTCCCATTCAAACCCATATTCAAATCACCCCTTCGTACCTAATTGTTTTCTTCGAGCCGCATTCAGCGCTGCATTACGGCTCATGATTTCGCGTTTGCTTCTCTTCTTAGCCGGTTGATTTTTAATATTGCACACCCTAATAAGAGCAAGCAGACGATTCAGATGCCACTTCTGGCACTCAAATGGAATATTGAGCACTGTCATCCAGTAATAGAAGAGATCGCTTGTAACCTGCTCACGGTTTCCCCCGCCGCCCCTTTCATTTGAGAACCGGATAGCAGTCATCGGCGCATCTATATACTTATAAATCTGGTTGAGGTTATCTTCAGTAAGACAGGTATACACTTCTGGCGCTACGTTCTGTGTAAGAGTCATACACCTCACATAGTCCAGCGTTTCCTCAACCGTCTTTCCTTCCTTCGTAAAAAATGGCTTACACCATTTGGATTCCCATTTTGAAAGAGAGACAAGAGAATGCTCCAAATTCAAAGTCTGCCCTTTCATGTAAACAAATTGCATACGCCCCTCGTCCCATTGCTCCGTAGCTGGTATTGTAATCTGAAGCACCCGTTCTCACCTCCAATCTTTTTTACTATTCGGACGCGGGTAATGCCTGCATGGATGCCGCTTTCTTTGCCATATCCGCAGGGATGATGCCATTGATAAACGCGGCTGCCGCATCTGCATCCGAAGACAGTTCCATAAACAACTCGGTGTACGCTTCCGTCTGTGAAAATGCTGTGGACATCTCTTCTGACTTAATAAACCTCTTCCCATCCGGGCTTTTCTCACCGTATGATTTAAGAATGATGTCCTTAAAAATCTTGATAATCGCCGGACGATCGTCCGCTGCTACAATTCTCTTAAGCATAGATGCCAGACCGCCATCGATACTTAATTCCATTTCCGAAAGCTCTGCTTTTGAGAGATTGAAATAGCAATCCTCTACTCTTTTGTTACCGTCATAGTCTGTATATGAAATAGTTTTTTTTAACATTTTTTATTCTCCTTTCATCACACAAAAAGCGGGGAAAACAAATCCCCGCCCTTATCTCTTAAATATTTTTATATGTTTTTTTAAGTTACTTAACCAACTACTACTTCGTCTTTGAAAATAGTCATCAACTCTTCTGGCAGTGGAAGCCTTGCCTCTGTATCCTCTGAACCATACAGAATAGTTTCAAGCGCTGCGAGATGCTCCGCTTTCGCTTTTGTGCTGTCGATAACAACCGTCGCAGTTGGCTTAAATCCTGGTACCTGAACCGGGGTCGTTGTAAACTCCCATGAGAACGTAATTGCCTCTGGCGAATCATTAACCGTTGCGTAGGCTTTCTCGGAAGGTGAAGCCTGCGCCCCATAAACCAAATGAATTTTATATCCTAAATCAGTTCCATCCGTATCATTGCCGACCTTATTTACATATGAAAGACCGAATGACGGCCGTTTCTGCTGTCCAATGATGACGCCTGTTGCGATTGACGCGGAACCATCACACCTGGCAAACTCTTCGGGATACGTATACGCTTCAATGCTGCCTCCGAAATCCTCGTTAGACATTAAGTTAAGATATTTTGTATTATCGGCATATAACGCTGTGGACTCGGCTCCCGACGGTTTTTCCGTCACAGTCGTAAGTCCGCTCCATGCCACACCTGCCTGATAGGTGCCGTTTTCAACAGGATACAGAACCCCTTTCTCGACGCCAGTTTCGTAATAGCGTTCTCCAATCTGATCCCAAACTAATTTACTCATGCTAATTTCCTCCTTCTAATAGTGTAATATTAAATACATCGTGATTGAGATTATCAGACTTGAAATGGCGGTTAAAACTGCACATTGGAAGCCGTGAAACCCTCTCGACAATCTCGCTGTCCGGGTCTTTATCAATCACGATTATCTGATATGACCGCTTCTGCGTATAGACAGCATTATTGGCAAACGTATTCCTTATGTTGTCTCTTGAATACACGATCGCGGGATATTTCATCTTAACCGATTCGGGGGGCTGATAATATACATTACGGCTTCCCAGAATCTCACAAAGAATCTCATGCAGCTCAAGCCTGCTCCCCATTATACAATCCCCCTATTGTCAGTATAAGACGGGGACGCTGGACTTCCACGTTTGTGATTTTCCATTTCGCCCCCATAAATTCAATGTACCGCATAGAGTAAAAATTCTCATTGGCAAACGGGTCGGCAAGAATGCTAATCTCGTTAGCAACATTGATGTTATCGTTAAGCTGCTCGGCCGACTGAAGCCGCCGGGTGTTCCGAGTAGTATCGCCATAATACGGACGCTCTGTGATGCTCGGCTCCCACACTCCGGGGGTTGTCTCGGCGGTCACAGCAAATCCAATTACTCCATAAAATTTTGCCATTTTGAATTTCTCCTCTATGAATTTAACCCTTTGTTTCTGGCAGTGAATTAGTCGGCGTTACTGATGACGCGCTGCCTGACGTTACCGGTTCCTCAATGGCAATCGCGGAGTATACCTTAGTCAATGCTCCCGAACACCTGGTTTCAAGCAGTGACTTCTCCTGGTTAAAGTCGATATCGAACTGTGTAAAGTGAGTAACTTCTCCGCCTTTCGTCGCTCCCAGTGAATAGTCTGCCAGATTTGTAATAATGCCTAAAAGTTTCTTCGTCTTATTATCAGACGTCGTTCTAGTCTTTCCTTCAAACTGCTCTGCTGTATGGATATCCCCTACATTCAGCGCAGAAGCAAGTTCCGCTTTAGATGAATAAATTCTCCTGCCGTTGAAATCACGAGCCAGAAGCATCACATTCAGCAAGTGTGGCGTACAGTAGAAATCCGGTGTGCCGCTGCCTTTGTAATTCTCTCTCGCATAAAGAACAGTATTGATGATGGCTTCAGCATAAATGTAATTTGCTCCAAAGTTTGCTCCGGTGTTCGTTCCCTGAAGTTCTGCCTTTGCAGATTCCATATCCAAATCAACATGAATAGTGTATAAGTCGTCATCCGTCCAGATTGGCCTGATTTTGTCTGGGGCAATCTTCGCTTCGTCACCATCGTCGCGGCCGTCTCCGAGCATAATCGCGGTTGCCAGTTCCTCATTCAGCATCATCCTGTCGATGTTATACAGATACTGAACATAGTCGAAATCTGTAATATCTGTAATATCGTCCCTGTGCAGCGCATTCTTCACGTAAATTGTCTGCGGGTCGGTTGTTCTTCTGACAAGTTTGAAATTCCCCGTCTGGTTTTTCTTCTTGCCCTTAGCATAACCTCTTGCTCTCAGCGCATCAATATTACGGATGTCTACCTGGCTTGTTCTGATTCTGGAAATCGGACTCTTGTGAACTTTGTTCATGACAACTGAAATCCACCCCTGGTCACTGGTAATCAGCTCCGGCGCGCCCGGTCTCACTTCTTTGTATTCCGGGAACAGATTGTAAATATTTCCCTCTCCAGTCTGTACAAAACCGCTGCTTACTGCATCATGCTGAAGATTATTGTCTTCCGCATAAATCTGAAGCGCAGTCTGGAAAGTCCCAACCTGACTGGATTTTGCCATGCTAAGAATGCCCTCCTGCTCCGAATGGCTGATAACATTCTCTTTCCTCTGCTCTTCACGATCAAATAAATTATGTTTCATAGTGCTGTCTCCTCCTTTAGGTTTCTCTGTTTCTTCTTTTTTTTCGGAATCATCATCCGATTCTTTTTTCTCCAATGCCTGCCCAATCAAGTCATATACCGCCGTCTTCTGTTTCTCAGTGAGGCTGTCCATAATGTCTTTAAGGGTTTCCTCATCGTCAGATTTATCTTCCTGCGTTTCGTCGGCTTTTTTATCCTTATCCTCATCATCTTCGGCATGGGATAACGAAAGACTTTCTCCCGTGTAAATAATAGCCTCGCTGTCAAATTCCTCACCATGCCGGATAACCGAATCGATATACGCCCCTGGATTTGCCCCGGCAAGCACCAGGCTTAATTCGCGGATTGCTCCATGCAGCACATTAGCTCCCTGCTGTTTCAGGCTTGTCGCATAAATAGACAATGCGTTTACATCTCCATGCTGAACCATCAGCTTTGCATGTCTTCCCATCTCTGAGTCATTAAATGTACAGTATGCATAAACGCCATCTTCACGGTTTTCCAGCAGTGCATGTCCAAGTACATTCATCAAGTCATTATGCTGGTGATTCCAAACCAGCGGAACAGTCCGCCCGTCATTTTCTTTAAAAGCGTCCTTCTGGATAATTCTTCCATCCGAACATTTAAGATTATTCCGGGTAGCCCATCCGCTGAAATCAAACTTTCTCTTCATTTTGATTTTTTCCTCCTTAATTTTGTAGCTCTTCTGTCATCTCATCTTCATACCCATCCTCTTGCTGACTCGAACCCTCTTCCTGCGGAGTGCTTAGATTCTTGTTTCTAAGTTCATCCGCTTTCGGGTCATCGGACGGCTTCATTCCAATAATCTGTCGAATCTCATTTGAAGTCATTATTTCATTCCTAGTAAACTTATCGGCTATCTCTGAAATTTCGGCAACCGGAACCAGTTTGAACGGGTCTCTGAATAATGAAATAGATTGCAACTGAGACCTCGCGGTCTTAGTCAAAAACTTTCGCTTTATTTCGTCGGCAATAGCAGACATAATCGGTTCAATCGTACGGTTGTAATAGTTGAGCATTGTCTTGTCGTCAGCGGTTCCATCTAATACGCTCTGAGTGATTCCTAACTGGCTGTATAGCATACTCGTCAAGTATTCAATCTGAGACATTAGATTATTGTCCACGGAACGGTTCAACTGTGTAATGCGTTCTGCACTATCCGCATAAGCGATACCATACTTAGAACCTGTAAGCTGCATCTCTATATCGCGCCGTCTTTCATCGGCCTGCCGACGTTTCGCCTCTGTTTTAATGGTATATGGCAACTGGATAATTAAATCCAATTTCCCAGAGCCACTCTGCTCGTCAATAACGTCCAAAAGATTTAGTTTTCTTATAAGGCGCTGCATTGTTGAATTCGGTTCGTTCATAACCGCGTAAAGAGGATTCTCGATAATAGCCACAGTACTTTTAGGCACTACCGCGTCTTCCTTCTGACCCGTACGGTCGTTATAAACCCTTACCTTTACATGTGCCGGATACCATTCCAATATCTTCCCGGTTCGCATCGTCAAGATATCATATGAATTTGTAACATTAGGATTAAAAGTCGTATCAATTGGCACTATTGCTACAACGCCTTCATCCATCATCGACATAATGACATCCTGTATAAAAGCTCGATGCGTCTGGTCGATATTCGCCTCGACTGTAAGGCAATTGTTTAAACCGGAATTCATGGATTCCACAAACCGATTGTTCTCATCCAGCCTTGAATGAACCATATCAATAGCCGCAGCATCAAGCGCGATTCGATTGTATACAGAAGTGATAATTGAACGTTCATTCCCCCTCGTCAGCCGAATTCGATCCGGGCGATACGCGTACCCCATTCCCATATCACCATAATAACCTGTCGGGTCTTTGTTCATGAAAACATTCCAGGCATGTTTCAGCCTGTTTCCTAAAGCTAATCCCATTTTGATTTCCTCCTTAAAATTCATTTATCCATAGAAAAAAAAGAGAAGCCGTTGTTTCGACCCCCTCTTTTTGTGAAAACTATGCTTTCTTCATAAATTCGACAGTTAGAGCTGCCTCCGCACCGTCTGCTACAAGTCCACTTTTTACGAATTGCTTACCAAATTCACCTAAATCGCTCGTCGTAAGTTTATGTGCAATTGCAATAATCTCATCTCCTTCTTCCCAGTGGAGAGGTTATGGTTGCACTTCCTGACTCATTGACGGAAGAATTTGAGAATAGAAAACGCGACATCTTTAATGCGCGATTTACTCAAATTCTTTCTATCTGCGCCATTATCATCTCCCTCATCGCGCTTTTTCGTTCTTAACCCAACTATCTCAAAAAAAGAAGGGGTTATCACTATGCATTTTGTAGCCGTGTTCTTACTCAATTCTTTTTCTAAAAGTAACCGCGTTAAGAACATTAGATGACGTTCACTATAGAAAATGAGTATATCAGCTTTCTTTGAAAAGGCTCTAATTTCCTTGATTTGAAATACAGAGCCATTATCTTTTTCAATAAATATCCGCATTTCACACCCTCCTAATCAAATGCTTCTCTGTTTAATTTATAAGCGACATACGCATCCATCGTTGCCGCTACAGCATCTATCTTTTCTTCATAGCGTTTTTTCAGCAATTTTCTGTTCCCATTTGTATCTTCGCTTACGATGCAGTTCCCCATAGCAAAAGTCATCAATTCCTCGTCAAACAGTAGCATCCTTTCTTCAGACAACTTTTTCAACTCGCCCAAAGGAACTGATTCTGTCCTCGCCCCCTGAATAACCTTTTCTATTCCGAAAGGACCGTTTTCAGACGCCCACCTTGCAACAAACTCTTTTGCATTATAAGGGTCATATCCAAAGCATCGGACATCATATTCGCTTCTAGTAACATAGTTATCCAAATCCTCATAGACCTGCATAATGTCAAGGACAGCCCCTTCCAGGACAATCAAACTTCCTTCCGCCATGAATTCATCATATTTAATTCGCATTGCACCTGGTAGTTTCATGAGAGTTAATGAAGAAATATAGTTTCGAGTCTTTATACCAAAACATCCATTCGATAATGGAAACAGAAATGAGAAAGAACAGAAATCATCGCCTTGCGAAAGGTCAGCTCCCATAGCACATGGCATCTGCCAGTAGCTTCTCTTCCTATGCGGAAGCGTCTCTTCATATGTAAAGAAATACGTATACCCTTCCATCGGAAGTCCGAAACGTTTTGCCAAAATATCATTTCTGGCCGCTGGAATGTTCTCAGCTCTTTCAACGTCTTTCTGATACGCATCCCAGCTAACGGACACCCCGATGTTCGGATTTGCCTTTATCCATTTATCCGGCTCTGCCACTTCGTCAACGGAATCCAGCTTGTACCACCAAATCGAAACATGCGGCGCACGAAACTCCCCTTTAAGGATTTTCATTAATTCCATTTTGATTGTATCGCCGCTTCCGTTTCGAACAGTTCCCTCCGAACTTGATGCTATGATAAGATAATCGTCAACTTTAGATGCCCCCTGCTCAATAGCCCCCACGACATCCTCTCTGATATCGCCAGACAGCCATTCATCCACAGTAGCCACTTTAACACGTAGTCCCTGCAGTTTATCAATTGACATCGGTCTTATCTCAATTAAGGAACCCGTAGTAAAATTCTCAACCCCCTTTTTCGTGGCGGCCAGTTTCATGCGTTTTGCTCTGGAACCAGTCGTATTCTGCAAAGATCCCTCCGTCAAAAACTCAAACACAGGTCCTCGTGCCCTTGTGATCGCGGTACGTATCGGCGACATAACCTCTTCTGCCTGTTTCATTGTCGGCGCAGTTGTTATCTGATGTGTAGTTGTCGTGTCCACGATATGGAAATACGACTGAATACATGAGTCATATAACGATTTAGCCGCTCCTCGTCCCACAATCAAATATTGTTTAACTGTCAGACGTTCCTTGATTACTTTGTTGACATAACGTCCGCCATGCCCATCTGGATACGGTTCGTAAACGCTTCTCTCTTTAAATCGATACCACCCGAATATCTGCTCTCCCCATAGTTTAAAGCTATCCATCATCTCAAGGTCTGAGCCATCCGTTAATGTCAATTCGTTCTCACAATAGCTTATCCATCCTTCTACTGCCGAGTCGTCATAGTAACATTCCGGCGATTCAATAAGCGAATCAATCCGTTCCATTTCCATAGCAATTTCTTTACATATCGGTATTTCACCTCTTATTACGGCATCCCGAAACCTGCCGTAATACTTAGGGGTGGCAGTGTTCGATAACGCCATAGTAAATCACCTACTTATCTTTTTGTCCTTTTTTCGGATTAACAATTTCTTTTTTAGCCATCTTATTAATAGCTGCGCCCATAGCATAGGTAGCTGCCTGGGTTCCGATATTCTTTGCTGATTTTTCGAGAATATCACTTACAAATGATTTGCCTCTAGACTGACGGGAATGATTCTCACTCTTTAAAAGGTCCTTATATTTCTTTTCCATTTCAAGCCGACTAATATGCGCTCTGAGCTCATCATCCGTCATTTCCTTTACGCCTTTTCGAGTAGAATCCTCTTTTTCTTTAGTATTTTTAGAATTACTAGATTCGCTCTTTGTCTTCTTTTTCTTAGATGAAAGAAAACCTAATTGGGAAGGACTTCTCCTTACCCCCCACTTCATTCCCATTACTCCATGATGTGTTAATTCATTATTCATTTCGTTCACCTTCTCTCTTTTACCATTAAATTTCTTTCTACTTGCACTTATCCTTCATCGTATGATACAATTTTTATAAAACAGTTTTAAGGAAGGAGAGCACAATGGGTTTTTTAAATTTTTTCACTAATAAGGAAAATCATGAACCTGAAGTTCACTTTACAAAAATGGACGATGATTCTATTGACGATTCCGTCTTAACAGAAATCGCTAATCCACAGCTTGTCGCACGTATTTCCGCACTAATTTCCGGGAGCCTTCAATCGTCTGTAAATGCTGCAAATACGGAAAATTATGTCAAAGGAATTTATAAAATATTGATTCCTAAAGAAATTGGTGATGTTATTCTTGCTTCGTCCCACAATACTCCCGGAGCAGTTCGTGCTTTCTGGCACAATCCAAAAGGTGTTGGCGGACATGCTGACCTTATAAAAATCGGTAAATCCCAAACTTTTATCAATGCCGCCGCCACTATAACCAGCGTCGCATCCTTAGCTGTTGGACAATATTATATGTCTCACATTAACTCTAAACTCGATAATATCTACAATGCCATGTCGGAAATCACAGGTTTTTTATATAACGAGTATGCTGGAAAAGTTGAAGCCATAGCAGGTCAGATTAAAGAAATCGTTTCATTCCAAACCGATATATTGGAAAATGAAGAACTTAGGAAAGAAACTTTGAACAAGTTAAACTCTTTAGAATATGAATGCAGCAAATTATTTCATCAGGCTAATCACGCCATCACTGACTTAATCAAAAATGAAAAGCCAAACTATAAGCAATACGAAGAATTGACGCAAAAAGTCAATCCTTGGAGCTGTTCTCAACAAATTTTAATCAGCATTTTATATACCGTCGAAAGCCTTCTTTATGTTTTTCACTTAGGAACGGCTTCCAAAAAACATTGTTACAGTATCTATCTTTCTCTTCTTCCAGAAACAGAAAGTATCAAAAATAACCTGGTGCAATGGCATAAAAAACAACAAAACAATTTTCAGATTGACCAGAAACATTTTCGCAGAAAGAAACTTGGAATAAATACTATCATAAGTAAAATGCCGAGTATGATTGGTGATAAACTCAAATATAGCTCTATTTCCAAACAAATGGTTGAAATGATTAATCTTCAAACTTGCAGCGAAGTTTTCTATCCCGACCTCGACACAGATATCTTCCGCAAAGATGTCGAATTACTTTTTAAAAATGATAGAGTGTATTATATCCCAGTTCAATCGATCACTAATGCTTAATCCGCAAGAACAATATATAGTATTATTTGATTTACAATCTTCTATATATAGATATTTTAGCTTGACATACCAAGAAAGCATATGATATAATACTTACAATTTACAAAATAGAAAGGAGGACTTTATATGCTCAACAATCTTTGGAAAAAGACTAAAACTCTCATCTATAAACTTTTCCACCATATATTAGATGAGATAAATTCTGGAGTAATTGAAGTACAATTATCTAACGGTACTTTTTCTTTTAAAAGAAATGCTCAAATATTAAAAAGCAATTTTTCTTTTAATGTTCTTGATGCTATAAACCAAACATCAACAAGGTTTTGTCATGCATAAAACCTCTTCCTCCTTTCGTATAAATAAAGCTGGCGTCGTTATTTAATAGCGGCGTCAGTCTTATTTTTACTCTTCAACTATATTAATAACTTAATCTCAAATCGAATACCCAATATGGTTACATGTTATTAAGTCGAACGTTTACTAATTACCACCTTCTTTCTCTATCTCTTCTGCTGCTAAATTCATCCTCCACTCAAGCTCGCTAATCATTCTGTTCATGGCTTCCATGACCGCCGTGCTAAGAGGAGGGTCAAATAAAAGTTTAACTTTCAAGTGCACGTATGATTTCACAGCTTCCAGTCTGGAGTCCTCCGGCATAAAATCTGCCCATGTCTCAGCCTTACTTTTAATACTAAAACCATTTGGCGGTCCAACGCCAAGCTGTGTTAAAATCGAAAATACAGAATTGATATTCATGATAATATCCTGATCGAAATGCTCATACTCTTCTGTAATTCCAAGCAGCTTTTTTACAGATGTAAGTATACTCTCCATAATTTTCTCCTTGCTTTTTTATATGTTGCTGTGTTATCATGTAAATAGACACTCCCCCCCCCTATATCACCATTTGGATCATATGATTACTTCATCCCTGTGAAAAGGAGATGATAATATGAGACGAGTGTCAACAACGGCTTCTAAGTCCGTAAGTCAGGCTGGGTCTAAAAAGACAGTAACTGTTCGTGTAAACAACAGTTCAATGTCCACGTCCCATAAAGCTTCGATTAAGACAAAGTAAGCCAACGGAGGGGTGTACTAGCACCTCTCCCTCTATTTCCTCCATGGACATGTATCATTTTTGCTTCTCTCAATAGGAGCTTGCATCAGCAATGTTTCATCCCCATAGTGAATAGCATTATGTGTGCGCAGAGTGGTTGAAATCAAGTACTCAGGGTTTAACAAAATATCACTATTTCTGAGAATGTCTTTTAGCAAGATCGGATTCATATGATGAATAATTATCTTGCCATATATTCCGTAACCCTCCATTCCGAGATCGCATCCATTATCCCGAACGATAACCTTATCCCGAATACTTTTCCATTCCTGCGATTTATAAAAGTTCTGATTTATATAACGGTCAAAACCAAACGTGTCTTTTCCAACTTTCCCTTGGAGCCGCAAATATCGATACCTCTCTTCGAAAGTGTCTAACTGAATCAACTCCGAATATCTTCTAATAGTCATCCGATTCGCCCTGCCCACTATATCTCTTCATTGCGTCAAGAACCTTCCCGTAAAGTTCTTCACTAGTCTGCTCCGACTTGATGTTTTCTGTTTTCGCATTAAGCAGCTCTGTTTCCTTTTCCAGTTTCTTTCTCTCGATTTTTTCTTTTGTCGAACCAAGCTTTAAAAAATGTGCTATAACTTGAGCCGAAGCGGTTCCCTCTATCAACTGTTGCTCAGCCCGGTCATAAGCTAGCGCTATCAACTGATTTTCCCTTGCTTCTGGAGTTAGCGCAGGTCTAAGTTTTGACGGACGCGGAGAAGATGTACCGCTTTTTCCTTTTCTCATACTTATTGCCGCCTTTCCTATAGTTACAAAATGTTTTAAATATAGTTATTATTACTATGGAAGTACTTCGGAAATAGTTTCGCACAGCATTTGAAAAGATTCATGAAGCAGTTTTTAACATTTGACGAAAGGAGAACTTTTCAAAAATCCCCTTAATTTAGGAGGTAAAAGCTATGATAGATTAAACTGACTTCATGAACCTGTTCAAATGCTGTGTAAAATATAGAATTGTTTTTCCGAAAATATCCCCCGGAGAATTTTTAAGG